GTCATGTGGTTGGAACGTGCCGCAGAGGGAGCGTGGACGGTGAAGCAGCTACGCGAAGAGATCCGTGGCCCTGCCAAGCCGAAAGAGCCGAAGGTCAAGCGGATTAAGGTTTCGTGTCCTGCCTGCGAAGAAACTTTTGACTTGGAGATTGAGATATAAACCTTGACAAACTACTGCTTTTGCTGATACATATAAAGAACAAAGGCGGTAAGTTCGTCGGGAACCAACCGCCTCCTAATCACCACGTTATCTGAAAGGAGATAAACGCCATGACTGATAAGAACTTATCCCATTCAACCACAGAAAGTCAACTAGAAAATCAAATACAAATCAGAGTTGAGCAAGAGCTTGAGCGGTTGTTATCCGATCCAAGGCAGGCCATACAGTTTTATGCCAAGGCACTCCAGGATGCTGATGATACAATCCAAGAGATGCAAACGCATGTGAATGAGGTCTTGATGCCGCAGGTCGAGGTTTTTGATTTGGCTATGGGTAGCGAATCACTTATCGAAATGTCTACGGTTGCCAAGACTTTAAACTTCAAAAAGATGGGTCGCAATAAGCTGTTCGCCTATTTGAAAGATAATGGGATATTGAGACACAACAGAGATCCATACCAGCAATTTGTTGACGCTAAACTTTTCAAGATCATAGAGCAGGTTGTCAATATAGACGACTATCATATCATCAGTAACAAAACAATGGTTACACAAAAGGGTCTTGATTACATAGCCAAACGGCTATTGGAGGACGGATATGCAGTTAATGACAGATAGAACGGAAGAGATTAGGGAAGAGCTGGAATGGCTTAACCAGTCGCTAAAAATGAGTGTTAAAAAGGCTATTAGGGTCGGTGAATTGCTTACGGAGCAAAAATTGTTCTTAGGACATGGGAATTTCATGCCGTGGCTGGAATCTAATTTCGACCTTGGGAGAAGTTCGGCAGACTCTTATATGAACCTTTTTAAGTACAATAGCAAATTACCGAATGTCGGTAATTTGCAAGACGCATATCTGCAGATTGAAAACATTAAGAAGCATGAAAAGATGGACGAAGAAGAACGAGCCAGGTCGCTTATATCCGAATACAGAAAGACAAAGGTTAAACCTGATGGGTGGGACAGGAAACTCGATTACAGACTGAAGAAAGATAATGATGGGTTAGAAAAACAGAAAGAAAGGATAGAAGCACTTGGGCAGGAACGAGAGGTAAACAAAAAGAAAAGGGCAGAGAAGCAAGAGTCAACAAGTTTCTTTTCGGAGGCACTGAAGAAAGTAACCGAGACGATTATGGTGAAAGAACAGGAACGAAGTGATTGGAAAGATAAAATAAGATTATCAGACGGTGGTAAGGTTGATTCATTTCTTGATGCGATTGTTGACTACCTGGAAACGCTGGATAACGACAACAGGCGGGTTGAAGCATGTAATAATATCATCAAGGCATGTAGGAATATTTCGGTTGAATTACAAAAACAAAAGGGGGAGTAAAATGGCAAGTGTACAGGTCTGTGACCAATGTAAAGAAATAATAGAAGGGGCTAGCAACCATATCATGTTTGACCACAAAACATCTAATGGGAGTATAAGCATTGATCTTGATGCCGAGAAAGATTGGTGCTTAGGATGTGCTCGCAAAGAGGGAGCCAAGTTAGCACAGGCGATTTGGGATGAGTTAAAGCAGAAGAGGTTCCCGAAGAATGAGGCAGAGAAATGAACATAACGATCCCCGGCAAGCCCATCAGTAAGGCAAGACCCAGATTCGTAAGGCGTGGCAAGTTCGTGGGGACGTATAACTCACAGGAAACCGAGGAAGGCAAATGGATTCTGACCGCGCGGTCGCATATCACGGAGATGGAAGAGGGTGCCGTCTTCATGGGGTGTAATTTCGTATTCGACCGACCGAAGTCCCATTTCGGGACAGGCAAAAATGCTAATAAGCTGAAACCGTCTGCCCCGGAGTTCCATGTCAAGAAGCCTGATGTGGATAATTGCGTGAAGTTCGTATGTGATTGCCTTAACGGTGAGGCGTATAAGGATGACTCTCAGATAATAGTTCTAACAGCCAAGAAACGGTGGACAGAAGTGGGAGAGGTAGCAGCCACTCATATCAAGTTATTGGGTATTGCATGAAACAAGCAAGAAAGGGGCAACCAAATGGCAAGTAAACGAGTGTTGGAAATATTCGACGAACTGAAAGAACTCCACGAAGCAAAAGACTCCGATTATGCCGGAGGCACGGGGCCGTTAAGCAATTTCCGAAAGTGTACTCAGTTCGGAGTACCCGCGTGGAAAGGCAGTCTTATCCGGATGTCGGATAAGTGGTCCCGGGTGATCTCCCTGGTGGAGAAGGATGGGGATTGCGAAATCAAAGATGAAAGCATCGAGGATACGTTAAGTGACCTCGCTGTGTACGCAATCATAACCATAGCGCTGTGGGAGGAGGATGAATAATGGGGAATAGGTATAATGCCATCGACTGGGATGATATTGTAGACAGCTACAACCGGATCAAAGGAACGGAGTACCAAAACTCCAAGGAAATGCTAACTAAACTATATGCCGAAACCAATAACATCAGGACTATGGATGCGCTGATTGGAGTGTCGTGGGCCGCCATTGCAGATCGGATGGATAAAGAAGGCATCGAACGGAGGCATGCAGTGGCATTGAAGTCTCAGGTATTAACTAAATTACGGGCAATCCCGGCAAGTGTAGTGGCAACAATGACGATGATAGAAATCGTGCGCGCGCTTGGTTGTACCGAAGGCTGGGCGCGGAAGCTGGTGGCCCGGGCTGGTCTGGGGTACAGGAAATGTAAACCGGGGCCGGTTTGTGGGTGAAAACATGACAAAAACAGAAGCAGAGAAGGAAGTGGAAAAATTGCATAAGGTTAGCCCCGATTGGTTCTGTCCGATGATACCCGGGATTTGCCGTAAGGATTGCGTGTGTTTCGTGGAAGCATTCTACTGGAGCAGGAACCCGGAACCAAACGGGAAGCTGGTGGATATCAAGAGAAACGATTTTAACGTGCAGGATCATTATTGCGGGAATGATATGTTCGTTTCTAACATGATTTGTCCACACACGGGGGACTGATAGCAACGTGAGTGCGCGGCAAGCGTGAAACAGGTGAAAGTAGACGCTGGAGTAACGCCCCGGCTTAACACCGGGGCGGTGGGGGATTAATCTTTATCGAAGTGCGCTTTGAGGATTTGGGTCAGCATCTCACCGACCTTGATGCCTTCGATCATTGCGGCGGCTTTCACCTTGCGCCAGGTCTTCTCGTCTATGTGCTGGACGTTGATCGTTATCTCCATTTTTCAATCTCCTTTCCCGGCGCTTGGCCGGGGGTGTGCGGGGGTTAAGGGGCTAATCGTAATCTATCGAAGTATCTGGAGGGTATGGGTTGTTAATCGCTTCAGCGTTTGTTCTCATGCCCCTATTGTGGCAATCTATGCCGTAATTCACGAGGCTGCACGTTCCACAATTTCCGTCATTTTGGCTGCAATATCCATTGGTATCTTCTTTGAATGTGGCGGTCCTTTCTTCGTCGGTCATGTATATCCCGATTTGCAGCAACCCAATTTCTCCACGTTCCCATCTGTCCCGTAATGTTGTCATTTTTGGCTCCTTGCCCCTTGCGGGGGTGGGTGGGTGTTTAAATCGTTCGGATGGTTACTTCAATTTCTCCAGTTTCTTGTGACATCGTGGCTATTTTGTCCCCGGTAGAACCTTCGATCAAAATTCCATTACCGGCTAATTCCATTACCAGGCCAATCGCGTTCCCGATATACGGGGCGGCTTCATGGGTCCAGAACTCGATTGAGTCCAAGGACATGATGTACTCGGTGGCGATATCCATCATGTTATTTTGGGTGAAGGCATCGAACTCTTCTTTGATCGCTTTTTTTATCTCTTGATTGGTCATGTTGTCCCCCTGTTTGAGTTGATGTTAGATATAAGATAAGCCATTAAATAAAGAATGTCAAGTAAATAATGAAATAAAAATAAAATAAATGAAAAAAATAGACTTGACAACTCAATCTCAATAGAATACGGGTAAATATAACGGAGCCAAAGTATCTGACACTCATACTCAAAAAATCAAGCAGATCAGCAGGTTCCCTAATACTTTTGAGTACGAAATGTTTAAAATATGGCATTATCTGACAAACAGGTCGTAGATGGACTAAGAGCAAACGCTGGGTTTATTACCGAAACAGCCAGAGCGTTGGGCGTTACCTACCAGTGTATTGAGAAACGCATCAAGCGCAATGATAAGATCGGCAAAGCATACCACGCAATCAGGGAGTCACATCTTGACTTCGCAGAATCCAAACTACTCAAAAAAATAAAAGACGAAGAGCTGTCAGCAATCACGTTTTACCTTGAACGGATCGGCAAACACCGTGGATACGTCAAGCGGGAAGAGCAAACCGGACCCGATGGGGGGCCGCTGAAAGGATGCCTCACTATCAAGTATGTCGATGCAGATTGAGCAACCAACGGTTTTTAAGGATCTTCTTGGGACAGAGGCAAGATATAAAATCTATTACGGCGGTAGGGGCGGTGGAAGATCGTGGGCCGCTGCAAGAGCCTTGCTGTCAATCGGCCTGTCTCGAAAGGTCAGGATCTTGTGCGCCAGGGAGTTCCAGCAAAGTATCAGAGATTCAGTCCACAGACTATTATCCGACCAAATCGAAACACTCGGATTATCTTTCGGGTATCAAATCAAAAGACACGAAATCGTTTCCCAGACTGGTTCCATCTTCTTGTTTGAAGGTCTCAGGCACAATATCACAAAGATCAAATCTATGGAGGGAATTGATTTTGCCTGGATCGAGGAAGCTGAAAAAGTATCAGAAGAATCATGGGACGTTCTTATCCCGACTATCCGAAATCCAGGGTCACAAATATGGATCACATTCAACCCCGACCAAGAATCCGACCCAACATATCGAAGGTTCGTTAAAAACCCACCTCCCAATTCAATCGTTAAAAAAACCACTTGGAAAGATAATCACTGGTTTCCCGAAGAGCTTAAAAAGGAAAAGGACTATTTGTGGCGGGTGGATCCGGAACGTGCTGCTCATGTTTGGGATGGCGAGTGCCGGTCTCATTCAGACGCTCAAGTCCTGCAAGGGAAATGGATGGTTGATGTTTTTGAACCTGCGGAAGATTGGGATGGTCCGTATTATGGGGCTGATTGGGGGTTCGCCAATGACCCAACAACTCTGGTTAGGTTTTGGATGGCACCCGGCAACCATGGCGGCAAGCGGCTTATGATCGAATATGAGACATACGGAGTTGGGGTTGATATAGACGACACACCGGAGATGTTCGATCGGATACCAGGGGCCAGGGATCACATGATACGGGCCGACTGTGCCAGACCGGAAACCATCAGCCACATGAACAGGAACGGATTCAAAATGGAAGGTGCATCCAAGTGGGGCGGTAGCGTAGAGGATGGTGTGACATGGCTCAGAGGATGCGAGAAGATCGTTATTCACGACCGATGCAAGCACACTATCGAAGAGGCCCGGAACTGGAGCTACAAGGTGGACAGGCTGACCGGGGACGTTTTACCAAAGCTGAAAGACGGATCGGAACACATTTGGGATGCCGTTAGGTACGGGGCTTCGCCTCTTATTAAAGTGCAGGGCGAGATATTTGTCGCATGAAGATTGAAACCATAAAATTAAAAGACCTGCTACCCTACGAGAACAACGCAAAGGCACATCCGGAGGTCCAGGTCAAGAAAATAGCCAGCTCGATAAAAGAGTTCGGCTTTCTGGTTCCGATCCTGCTTGACGAAGAGAACGGTATCATAGCAGGTCACGGTAGGTACGAAGCGGCAAGGCTGTTAAAGATGAAGGACGTGCCGTGTGTACGGGCTGACGGGCTTACAGAGGCACAGAAGAAAGCGTTCCGGATTGCGGATAATCAGTTGAATCTTGCCAGCGGTTGGCTTGACGATATTTTAAAAGTAGAGCTTGAGGGTTTGGCGGAGCTGGATTTTGATCTGGAGCTTTTGGGGTTCGAGGATGTGGATCTTGACGGACTTATGTCCGACCCCACCGAGGGGCTGACCGACCCTGACGCCGTGCCGGAAGTCCCGGAGGAGCCCGTTACGAAGCCGGGGGATTTGTGGCTATTGGGTGAGCATCGTGTCCTTTGTGGTGATAGCACCAAGAAGGAAGATGTTGAACGCCTGATGGACGGTGTGAAGGCTGACATGGTTTTCACTGATCCGCCGTATGGTGTTGATTACGATGGCGGCATCCAGTTCACCAATGAGGGTGTTAAGAAAGGTCAGCGTGAGAAATTAAAAAACGACCACACTGATGACATATATACAACAGCAATCCCAGTGATGGCAAAGTATTGCAACGGGCCTTGCTATGTATGGTTTGCTGGCACTAAGGCGTCAAAACTATATGATGCTGTTGAATTAGTAGGCGATATTCATTCTCTCTTGATATGGGTGAAGAACGGTGGCTATGGTGCTTTGAATGCGAACTATAAACAAAAGCACGAACCATGCCTATACTGGAAGCCGAAAGGCAAAAAGTTAAACTTCGTAGGGTCCACCACTGAAACAACGATATGGGATATAAATAAGGACGGGGTGAACAAACTCCACCCGACCCAAAAACCTGTAGCCTTGGCAGAGAAAGCGATAAGAAATCATTCTGTTGGGATTATCCTAGACACCTTCCTCGGTTCAGGCAGCACCCTAATCGCATGTGAACACCTAAACCGGAAGTGCTACGGAATTGAAATTGACCCCCATTATTGTGACGTAATCGTAAAACGGTGGGAGAACTACACCGGCAAAAAGGCAAAACTACAATGACCCTAACCCAAAGAATAAAGACCCTGTTCCAGAAGCGCAATTATTCTGTGTCCAGCTCATACGAGATTAAATCGGGGCAGCCCATTTACTCCACGTTCACGGTGGCAAAGAGCGTAAAGGAAGGATACAAGGTCAACCCGATTGTATATCGGTTGGTCCAAATGATAACGAAGTCAGGGGCAAGCGTACCGTGGGATGTGGTTGACACAAACGGCGATACCATTGAGAATCATAATATTACCCAATTAATGAAGACCCCGCACCCTAACCTGTCAAGGCAAGACGTATTTGAATTGCTCATATCATGGCTTGAATTATCAGGGAATGCGTATTTAAAGAAAGTGAAGGCAGGGGGACGAACCGCAGAGATTTGGCCTATTTCACCGGATCGGATGGCGGTTATGCCGTCAACGAATTCAGACGAATGGATAAAAGGTTACGCTCTCGATATGTCAAGAAAGGTGGATCTTGAACCGGAAGAGGTCGTTCATTTCCGGTTCTTTGACCCCAGCAACCCGTTGATAGGGATAGGACCATTGCAGGCAGCTGGTAAGGTGGTTGATATTGACAATGCTCAGAGCGACTGGGGAAAAGCTCAGATGGATAATAGTTGCATTCCCAGCGGAATAGTTAGTTTTTCCAGGGAGTTCACTTCGCAGGATCAAACAGACGCCATATCGGAGAAGTTAAACGAGATCAGCACAGGCACATTAAACGCCAGGAAATTGAAGATAATAGGATCTGAAGCCAAGTTCCAACCAATGTCATTGACCCCCGCAGAGCTTGATTATAATCAGTCGCAAAAGGGGAACATATCAAGACTGTGTTTGGTGTTCAGCGTGCCAGAGGTCTACGTGACTGCGGAACGGGCAACGTACAGCAACTTTCAAGCGTCCGAGCTTATCTATTGGTTGCAGGCCGTAATCCCTGTCTTGGACGACATGGCCGATACGCTGAATTTATCCTTTCGAGATGAATTAAAACCAGGCGAAAAAATACGGTATGATACTTCAAACGTACCAGCCATGAGACAAGCGCTGTTTGATAAGAGTAAGACAGCCAAAGTTCTATTCGACATGGGCGTCCCGTTCTCGGAAGTGAACCGCATTTTCAGTTTCGGAATCCAAGAATACGAAGGCTGGGACGAGAGCCACATAAGCACATCAGAAACAGAACCTGAAGCCAGAACCGTAAAAAAAAAGCCTATACCTTGGCAACAGAGCGAAGATCGGCAGTTGAGGATGCTAAAATAAAAGATCAGATGGCGGAGAAGCAGGCGAAAGTGTACGAATCAATCTTACAAGATCAACAGGACATGCTATTCAAAAGCATGGACGCTGGGGACGGCCAGTCCATGAAGGGTATTATCCGTCTGTTCGATGACGACTTTCAGGAAGCTATCTATGATTCGTACATGGAGGCCGGGCTGTATTTTGGGCGGAATATCGTTATCGAAAAAAGGGAAGTGTCTGACGATCTGCAAGCGGCGATTGATGCAGAGATGGATATCTTGCGAGAATTAACGGATATTCAGGAATCGACGATCAGGCAAATAGAAGCGAAGATGGCTAAAGTTGTTTCTGAAGGTGCAACCACTGCGGAGATTCAAACTCTGCTTATCGACGCTGGGGTTTTTTCACCAATGCGGGCGTTGAGAATCGCCAGGACCGTTTGTGGTGCGGGAAGTTCGCTTGGGCAATTCGTTAGCCTGGATATGGCGGGGGCAAAATTTAAAGTCTGGGCCACAGCCGAGGATTCCCACGTTCGTGACGCTCACGCTAAAATGAACGGTGAAAAGGTGGGAGTCAGGGAGCGGTTTTCAAATAATGCTTTATACCCATTGGACCCGATACTTTCGGCTGGCTCTAGAATCAACTGCCGGTGTTCGATTTACGGCACGCTGGAATAAAGGAGTAACTGACATGCCAAAAAAGAATGCCAAAGGGCCAAAGGGAAACGGCGCGAAAGATGGTCACGGCGGCGGCAAGGGTCGAGGAACTGGATCCGGGTCAGGCAAGAAAACAGGCGGCAAGAAAGGGAATTGCTAAACGATCAGGCGGAAGAAATTCAATGAAATCAACGGAAGTGTTTTCATTATATTGTGAGTTCTGGGCAATGACATGGGAAGTTAGTTTAAATTAAAAGGCTTGATAAATGGTCGCAACTATGCTATATAATAACGAAACGGCGCGAGGATTGAGCCTCCCACCGTTTCTAATCGACAACCTCATATATTGGAGATATGAAGCCATGGACAAAAAATCAATACCATTATCTGATGAAGAAGGTCAAGGGATACCTTTATGTGCCTGCGGGTGTGGAGAGAGGGTCACAATTTATAAGGGCGTTGCCAGGTTGTTTGTATCAGGACATAATGGGCGTGGTGTTCCATGTTCTGAAGAAACTAAATTAAAATTATCTAAAGCGCACGCAGGAAAACATCTGTCAGAAGAACATAAAGCGAACATATCTAAGTCACAGACAGGCAAAAAATATTCTGAAGAAACTAAATATAAGCTATCACTTTTACGACTAGAGGCCGCTCAAAAAAATGGTGAGGTAAGCAAAGATGGATATTGCCACATTTGGGGAGATAGAGAATATATACGTGATATTAAAAAGGGCGCTTGTGAATTTTGCGGGATAACTCAAATGATGTGTTTGAAGTTATTCGGGGTAATATTGTCTGCACACCATAAAAATGGAAAAAAGAAATGTGCCCCGCATGACATCGCTACATTATGTCATAGCTGCCACATGAAGCTACATCGAGGGATGATAAAAAAAGCAAAAACGGCCATATAAACCGTAAATAGGACTTGTCTTGAACTGATCATTTTAGGCAGGGGATAAAGAATAATATAAGGGCAATATCGGTGCCGATATCACTGATATTGTCCTTTTTTATTCGATAAGGAGAATTAATAATGGATAAAGATGAAAAAATGGAGATTAGGGCCGTTGGGGAAATAAGGAACGTAAATGATAATGGCATAATTGATGGATATTTGACTAAATTTTCAAGCATCGACTCATATAATTCCACATTCCTACCAGGATCTTTCAAGAAAACATTCGAGGAACGTGGGGCAGCTGGGAAGATAAAATTAATGTGGAACCATGAACTGTTGGCGGGACACATTACGGAATGCAGAGAAGATAATTATGGTCCGTTTGTTTCCGGTAAGTTAAATCTTGAAACGAACGCAGGGCGTGAGGCATACGCTCATTTGAAGGCCGGTGACGTAGATGCCATGTCATTCGGATTCAATGTTGTGCAGGATGAAATTAAAGATGGAGTTAGGGTTATCTCTGAAGTACGGGTGCTTGAGGCTTCTCCTGTAATCTTCCCCGCGAACGAAGCCGCAAAAATAGTGTCCATCCGTGCCGAGAATTTCAATGATACGGTTGACCAGAATGAATTATCGCAACGGGGGTGGATGTTACTCGATTCCCTGGGGCAAACTCTCAGTGAAGTATGGTGGAGAATGGAGGGCCCGGATTTGCAGCTCATCCGATCAGCCACACAGGATTTCGGGAAGGCGTATGTGGCATGGGCCAAGGAATACATCGCACAAGACTCCAGAACCATCCCAACAGATAACGAGCTTGTAAAAAGTCTTTATGAATATAGCAAAGGGGATCTTGCCGCAATCGCACAAGATACATCCTTAACACTAAACGAACTGCGAACACTGGCGAGAGGCGCCGTTCTTCCCATTGAGAAACGAGACAAACTGGCCGAGCTTCCTGATAATATTCGGGATGCTCACCAGGAACAGAGAAGCAAAGCCGTCAGTACACTTTGCGATGAATTAAGGGAAGGCGGGTTTACGGATGAAGAGCGCACTCAGTTCTTGAAGTTGTTACGGAACAAGCCGAGTGAAACAATCGAGATCACATCCAAAATAAAACAACTACGGGAACAGTTGAAGGAGAATTAAAATGGGCGATGAACTGAAAAAGCTGCATGAAGAGGTCGCAACGACTTTTGAGACGCTGAAGGAGTACAACGACAAAGCGATCTCAGAAGCCGAAGCGCGTGGCGGAGAGGCAACCGCAGAGACACGTGCGATGGTTGACAAAGCGAATGATACCATCACCGAACTTCGCACGGAAATTACTGAACTTGAGAAAAAGATGAACCGTCCGAAGATGGATCAGAACGGCAAAGAGATTGACGAGGATACGGAGCTGCGTGAGTCTGCTTTCATTAAGTTTCTCCGATACGGTGCCGGTGAAACAGGGCGCAAAATGATGGAGCCGGAAGAGGTTCGAGCACTTGGTGGTACATCCGACGCGGATGGCGGGTTCCTGATTCCCCCGAGTTTCGAGAGTGGCATTATCATGAACGCTTTTGACCTCGCAGAACTGAGGCCCATTTGTCAGGTGGGGACCACCGGGCGCGATGTGGTGATTCTCGGGGCGCTGTCCAAACCCACAGTAGCGTGGGGTCGGCAGTCAATCGCGGTGTCAGAGCAAGACCTTAGCACCGGTGGGGAAAGGATCACCATTTACGATTGCCGTGCCTTGACCCTGATCAGCAATAACACCCTTGATAATTCAGATGCAAATATCGTTGGGGAAATGACGGACGCTTTCGGACGGGCGCTGGCCGAAGCTGAAGACGATGGTTTTGCGGCAGGCGCCGGGGATGATTCACCGTCCGGTGTTGCAGCCGATACCAGAGTCCAGGCGCTTGCTACCAATTCCGGTATCTCGGATTCTCTGAGTAACGCGACCATCAACGGTGTCGATGTCCTGATTGATGTTTTGTATACCCCCAAAAAGACCTACAGAAGAAACGGTCATTGGGCGTTTAACTCGACTACTGAGGCGGTTATCAGGAAGCTGAAAAACGGAACTGGCGATTACATTTGGGAACCGTCCGTGCAGGCCGGGGAGCCGAATCTTCTGCTTGGCAAGCCGATTGTCAATCCAGAGGGTATGCCTGATATCGGGGCAGGTCTTTACCCTATCGTGTTCGGGGATTTCATGGCGGGTTACAAAATCCGTGACCGGGCCGGGCTTACTGTCCAGAGACTTGTCGAGCGATATGCTGAGTATGATCAGACCGGGTTTCTTATCAAGAAACGTGTTGGTGGCCAGGTAACATTGGCTGAAGCATTCGCCCCTGTGAAAATTTCCGCTTAAACCGTCAACCCTAGCTGAAGGAGAACGACCATGAATAAGAAAAGATGGATCAGCTTAGTAACCGGGTTGATGTTGGTGGCTTCTGCCACCTTCCTGGTGGCGGCTGACTACAACAGTCCTTGGGTTAAAACCCAAGCTCTGTATTTAAACAACGTCCTTGTGACATCCACGGCGGCGGAGCTGAATTATCTCGATGATGGCCTGGCAAGAACCAATCTCGTGGAGGATGTACTTCAACCTTATGGCATTCCGGTTAATCAGGTAATGGCTGCTGATGGTGCTGCATTGGGTGTCGGTGAAACCGCAGGTGACTTTTATCTGAACCTTGGGACCAATTTTATGAACCTGAGAGGCGAGGAATCTGTAAGTGAGACCGAGACCTCTATTGGGTACATCCAGTTTATACTTCCTCCTGAATATGTAGCTGCGGGGGACGTCAAGATTAGGTTCCATTGTCAGCTCGCCGGTGCGGGGACGGACAATGCCAGCACGTTTGATATCTCAGCGTATGAGATGGCTAATGGGGCTGTTGGGTCTGATCTTTGTACGACCACAGCTGTGAGTTTCGCGGCTAAAGCGACCTACTATGACAAGGATTTCACAATTACCGCAACGGGTCTTGTGGCTGGGGATGTTTTGGTTTTCAAGATTACCGCTGCAATCACTGAGAACGCTGCGGGTGCTTTGGCATTTTATTCCGATCCGCCAGAGATTCTTTTGGACATTAAGGGATAAACCATTTTGACTGTGATAGGGGGCCATCCCTGAACGCTTGGTACTCCCGGCCAGGCTTCACAGTCGATTCAACCGGGAGAAGAGGAGAATGAAATCATGAAAATGGACATTGAAACTAATTACACCATCGCTGTCGGCCTGGCTCCTGTATCTGTATCAGCGGGGACCGATGCCGGGGCGTCTCAGGACCACGCCGCAGGGCATAGCGGGGCGTTCGTTCTTAATTGCGGAGCCTTCGGGTCCGGGGCCAGGATCACCATGAAAGGCCAGTATTCTGACGATGATTCCACATGGACCGATGATGATGGCAGTAGTGGCAATGATTACACCGTGAGTCGGACCACGGCGGGTCTCTCTACCCTGAACGTGCCGAATCCGATGGGTAGGTATACCCGAGCCTATATCACCGTTGCCACTGATGCTGTTGTCAACGGGCTTGTGAATATGCTCGGACCTCTGCGTCACATTGCAGCCTAAACCGTTTACCTTGGGGCCAGAGTGGGTGGGGGCATCCTCCTACCCTGCCCGCTCGTTCCCAACTGGAGTAACCTATGAGAATCATGATGACGGAAACAGCAAAAGGCAGCGAGGATGGGGTCACGCTGAAAACATTCGATGCCGGGAAGGTATACGACATTGACGACGACCTCGCGGATGGATTTGTAAACCATATGGATGTAGCCATTAATGTCGAGATATCGGCAGAACTAGAAATCCCGGAGCAGGACATGAAATTCGAGAAGCCGGAAAAGAGTTACAAGAAGATCACGTTGAAAGACAAACCTGTGAAGTGGATTGGTCTGGAAGTTAGAGATAAGGCCACCGGGCGGAAAGAACAGATCGTGAATGTAGCCAGGGGCGGGGCTGTCATCATGAAAAGCGGGGCCACCATCCCCTATCGAATCATCAGAAACCATTGGGAGCTGACAAATGGCATTTGAACTCGTCTCATTTGCGGATCTAAAGAGCTTATTGAGCCTGGAAGACGCGGCAATCACCGATTATCCGGCATTGAACATCATACGGGATTCCGTGACATCCGCGCTTGAGGAATACACGGGTAGGCTCTTTGAAAGCAAAGCGCGTACCGCCGGGACTATCTATATCGGCTCCCAGCCTACGCATATGCTCAAGCTTGATGCAACACCTGTCGCGTCCATTGCATCGCTCACTGTGACCATCTCAGAGACAACCGAGGCCTACACGGAGCATAACGACTATGAGATCACTGAGTATGGGATACGGTTTTTGTCAAGCCTCAATACCTGCAAGGTCGATATCACATATACGGGCGGAGTTTCTACCGTACCGGATTCTTTAAATCGGGCGGCTCTTTTGCAGACGGCTTACGAGTTCCAGAGCAAAGACCAGATAGGGGCCGAATCAGTCAGCACGGAAGGCGGGTCTGTTCAGCGTCCGGCACTGGGCCTGCTGAAAGAAGTTAAGCGGCTTTTAAACCAGAATATGCACCCCTTGAGGTGGTGATAATGGCCGAAGATGGTTTCAGCGTCAAGGTAAGCAACGCCGATGAAGTGGCGGAATATCTCAAGACTATGTCGGAACGGGATTTCCCGAAGGTTAAAAAGATATTCCAAAAAGGTGTGCTTGATGCTGCGAAGGAGGTCAAGCAGTTTAAAGATTTGAAAGTTAGGTCGGGGGCATTGCGGCGGTCCATCCAACAAAGCGTATCAGGCAACGATTTCAAAAGTTTGAAGGCTTCTATTTACAGCAATCAGGGATCGGGTGGTGATGAAGTCAAGTATGCACCTATCCAGGAATTCGGCGGGACAGTCGAAGCCAAGAACGCATATAAGGGAGTACCCGGGGGGCCGTACCTGAACATCCCGATAGCGGATAACTTAACCCCTGCAGGGATGATGAGACAATCTGCCAGAGAGGTTTTCCAGAGTGGTAAAGGGTATATCCGAAAAGCAAAATCGGGTAAGTGGCTGGTTTTTAAGGGGGATAGCCTAATGTTTGTCTTATTGAAAAGCGTTACATTACATCCCAGACTTGGAATGCGGGACGCTGCGGACAACCAGACTTCGACCATTGTTGATTCTGTTATCAGTATCATGGGAGAGGATTAAATGACGACCCCTGCAGCGACAACCATATTGACCGAAATAGGAACCAGGCTGGCGAACATCACGACAGCCAACGGTTACAATGTGACCGTTAAGAAGATTGAGCGAGCGAGATTGAAACCGTTCACTGGGTACGACCTGCCAAGTGTCAATTATTGGGCAACGCAGATCGGAAACGAGAGAACTGTATATGACGACGATAACCGGACCTTGGATCTTTACATTGAAATACACGATTTGACCAGGGATGATCCATTCATCGATATTGCGAATAAACTTATCGCTGATGTGGTGACATCATTAATAAGAAAAGACACAGCACCAAAGGTATCTGATGACCCTGATTATGAGTTGACAGAAACGGTGTCTGATCTGATTTTTGATTCAGCGGCCTATGAGATTGGGCAGGGGCAGGACCCTTGGTGCGGTGCCTTGGTGAAATTCACGATCAAGTACAGAACGGAACCATTTAATATGACAGCTTATGGACCTTAGAACGGGAGAAAAGGAAACCATGAAAATAGCGTTTATAGCCAAACCTGGATTAGAAAATTTTATGCTGCCGGTATCCGAGGCCTTGAGGAATTTTGGGTATGATTGCCGGGATGTTGTGACTCATGATGACAACGGCATCGTCCATGCCATAGAAGACGCCGATACAGTATGGATCGAATGGGCTGACGACCTGGCGCAGAGATTGACAACCGATATGGCTATCCTCAATGGGAAAAAAGTCATACTCAGGATACACAGTTACGAGGCATTCGCACCATATATTCAATACATAAATTGGGACCGGGTTGATCACCTGATATTCGTGGCGCCGCATATTCGGGATTTAGTCTTGGACGCCGTACCCAAAATCAAGCTGATCCTGAAAGACAACATCCATATTATTCCAAACGGGGTGGACCTCGAAAAGCATAATTTCATCCCCAGAGATCCGAATAAAAACATCGCCTATGTCGGTTATATCAACCACAAAAAAGGGCCGATGCTGCTGCTTCATGGATTCAAAGAACTGGCAGATCATGGTTTCGACCTCCATATCGCCGGGAAGTTCCAGGAACCAAGATACCGGCTATACTTTGATCAGATGATTAAAGAGTTTGGGCTTGAGGGCCGGGTCCGTTTCGATGGATGGCAAGATAATATCCAGGAGTGGCTTAGAGACAAATCTTACATCATATCTTCCAGCCTTCTCGAATCTCAAGGCATGGGCATCCTTGAAGCGATGGCTACAGGGTGCAAACCGCTTATCCATTCTTTCTATGGTTCAGAGTATGTGTATCCATCCAAGTTTTTGTGGTACTCGATTGAGAATCTGGTAGCTCAGGCAAATGGCAAACTAGCTCCCTTGAACTACAGATCATTCGTCAACGATAATTTCAATCTCAAGGAAACCATAAAGGCCATCGCGGAGATATTGGATGATTGCAAACCTACACAGATCACAGCACATCAGTTAAGCACGAAATCATTTCCAGTGAAGCTGACGGTTGCCATGATAGTTCGTGACGAGGAAAAGAACATCGAACGGTGCCTGAACTCCGTTGTAGGTTTCGCTGATGAAATCATTATCGTGGACACCGGCAGCGTGGACAACACTGTCAATCTGTGCAAACCCTACAAGGCCAAGATATACCATCACCCTTGGCAGGATGACTTTAGTTTTCACAGGAACCAATCTTTAGATTATGCCACAAATCCGTGGGTACTCCAGATAGACGCAGATGAGAAGTTTATAGGTGATGGGCGAAAGATGAAACGGGCACTTGCTAACATCCCCGAATCCGTATGCGGGATACAGCTTCCTTTACGGGATATGATGGATGACGGAGTGCAGTCTGTAATGTTCACCCCACTCAGGATATTCAGGAATGGTAAAGTCACATACAAAAACATTGTTCATAATGAACCGATGGTTGACGGCGAGATTGGTTTCTACCAGGATGCGTCCCTGAAACATTATGGGTATCACGGAGATCCTGTCCTTAAGAGAAAGAAATCTATTCGAACGATTGCTCTTTTGAAGAAAAGGCTTGAGCAGGATATTAACGACCATAAAGCTCTTTTCTATCTGTTTCAATCTTACTGCGATATTGGGGAAATAGAAAAGGGCATCGAGTACGGGGAAAGGTACATAACAACCAGGTTAAAGGCACATGATTTCAACCCGTCAGTTTATTATTCGCTGATCACGGCCTACTTGTCTCAGAATAATCTAGCAAGGGCATGGGAATTGCTAAATGAGGGTTTTGCAGTTATCCCGAATGATCTGGATCTATGCCTGGCTATGATTGAGTACGGGACAATGATCAATCGCGGTGACTTGGTTTTAGAGGGCGCGCAGAAATACGAGGTAGCTTATAATTATTTAAAGTCCAATCCATCAGCGTCAGGTATCCGATTTGTTTACGGCAACAGACCGGAGTCGCTGTCTTATGTTCTGCACCACGCCACTATGTGTTATTTGCAATCAGGTTCCATCCATCTTTCAAGACTTCGGGAGAGTCTCAAGGATATTTCGGATTCCAAAACAAGATCCGGCATCGAGGTTGAATTGAAAAAGAATCTCGGTGTTGTCGGACTAACCCAAATCAAGAAGGAGAAGAATCATGTCAACAAGCGCAAAAGCAAAAATTCAAATTGAGACAGGACGAACCCTGACCAGCTTCACGGCTATGACGGATAGTGATCATCAAATCTTTTATCGAGGGACTATCTGGTCAGATTATGAAGATGCTGAAGCTGACGTAAGACCAGACGGTGTAGTAACCGGTCGCAATCTGCTTACTGTTCATGCTTCAAATGACACGGTGACTGTGGCGGCTTTCACGGCTTACAGTAAAGGAACTCTTCACACAGTATCAGCAACAACGGACACATTCACGCGAGGCACAGGGCCTGGCAAATCTAAAGTGATCGCTGTCTATATGGGCTCGGACGGGGCAGTCGCTGTATCGCCGGGGGCAGAGGGGTCCGGTGCTACATTCTCTGACACAAGAGGTGCTGCTGGCGGACCGCCTCTTATTCCGGTTGGCGGAATAGAGATCGGGCAGATCAGGGTCACAGCATCCACCGCTGATGTTCTTGTTGCTACTCAGCTGTTTCAAGTTCCAGGTTCCCACGTGGAAAGATTCAACATGCCTGACTGGGAAGAGTATCCTGTCGGGAAAGGATCAAACGCAGACTCCACGAATGAGAAAAAGTCACACATCAAGTTCAGTTCTGCGCTTTCTGCCATCCATGTCGGACCCACCTATAAACATGTGTATGTTCAGTATTACACACCAATCTTCGCAGATGTTTCAAAGACGATGGATTTTGTACCGGCAGAAGATGCTCATTCTGTATCGTCAACAGAGTATTACAACGGGACTGTCGGGTCTAAGTCGTCCAGTCTTGGCCAGGCTTCTTTCACGGCCCTGATGACTGACAATATCACGGACACTCTGCTCGGGGAAAAGAACGAGGTCATTACCGTTAAGTTCTTTCCGAACAGAAACAAAGCACCATACACTTTGACTCAGGGGACACTCGGCATTGCGAGGACTTTCCCTGTGGCGAATCAGAACCAGTCATCTTGCACGATCAGTGCTGAAACTGGCAGTGTGGACTTCGACTCTTAACCTTAAATAGCTGATTCGGGAGGTCAGCAAAACCAAACGGGAGAATGGTTATTATGGGATTCAATGCAGATAAATTTCAAACGGCGAATTTTGCACCACGGACATTTGATGTGCTGGTGCATGACTTGAAGGATTTCTTTGACGAAGGTGATAAACTGGTGTGGACAGTCCGTGGACTGACCGGGCCAGAACTGGGGAAAGTCAATGAGGCTTCCACTCAAAATAAAGCACTTTCTGAGTTGGTTGAGGGAATACTATCTGAAAACCTTACAACGAAAATCGAGGCCATTAAGGAGTCCCTGGGGCTGACAGACTCCGTTCCGGATGAAGTGGTTCGTGGGATCATGCAGATCCGGTTAGGATCTATCGAACCCGAATGCACTCAGGAGATGGCCGTCAGGTTGGCTGATACACACCCTGTCGTCTTCTATACTCTTTGGCGTAAGATTATCGAGCTTACAGGGATGGGGCAAAGCCTGGGGGAATAGAGCGCCTCTGGCAGAACCCCAGGGTAAAGATGGCTCTTGCCCTGTGTCACGGTGGCGGGATGGGTTCTAATAGATTTCTCTTTGAAGTGCTTCCAGACTTATTCCCTTACGATTTCCTGAGCACGGTGGAACTTGAAATGTGGAGTAGGTTTTTAGACGAGAAGAAATAAAATGGCCGATATAGCAAAAACCATAGAAATTGTATTCCAAGGCACAGATAAATTATCCGGTACTATTGGGGACATAGGCAGGGGGATGAAGGACTTTGATGCCTCCATCCAATCAATGGCTGAGCCTCTGTCCAATGTAGCTGACTCTGTGCTCAAGGTTGATGTTGCCTTGGCTGCCCTGGTAGTTGGGGGCATGGCTATTGCGGTGAATCAGGCTGGGAAGTTCGGAGACTCGTTCGCTGAGATCTCGACTCTTACTGATGCCTCAGCAGATAACCTTGATAAATTTAGAGTGGACATCCTCAATTATTCGGCAGATTCAACCGCAAGTATAGATGACATAAATGCTGCTGTTTATACCGCCATCTCGGCAGGTACAGATTATGCTGATTCCCTTGATGTGTTAAGTACAGCGGAGAAGCTGTCAGTTGCGGGGAAAGCTGATCTTGACTCAACAACAAAGGCTCTTGTTTCCACAATGAATGCTTATGGAGTTGGAGTAGAAGAGGCCACGAATTTCTCTGATGCTCTGTTTAAAACTGTAAAATTAGGACAGACTACAATACCAGAGCTTGCTCAATCCTTGGGCCAAGTAACTGCAATCGCTGCTGCTGGAGAGATCCCTTTTGATACCTTATCTGCTTCCATAGCTGCTTTAACAGCTTATGGAGTGAATACTCAGCAGGCTATGACTGCTATCAAGGCAGCAATTCAGGCTATAATCAAACCAACAAAAGAAGCCTCTGATATGGCAGAGTCTTTGGGCCTTGAATTCAATTCCTCTGCTCTTGCGTCTAAAGGGTTTGATGGTGTTCTTAGGGAGGTGTATGAGGCCACCGGAGGCGCCACTGAAAAAATAGTACAGCTATTTGGCAGCATAGAATCTTTACCAGCCGTGATGAATTTAGGTAAGGATGCGTCTGGGAAATTTAAAGATGCACTGGAAGAGTTTAAAACAAAAGCCGGAGCAACGGCTGAAGCTTATGCAAAAATGGCTGATAATTTTCAATTAGCAAATCAGAATCTTGCCAATAATGTCAATATCACATTCATAAAATTAGGGTCGCGTCTTACCGGGGATTACATTGAGATTGTAAAAGAGCTATCAGGTGTTTTCAAAGGACTTGGTAGCTCTGTTGCACAAGATTCATTTGATCCGATCTTCGCTGCTATTGATGCGGCAAGTGAAGACATCGTGAAGTTTTTGGATGATCTTGGTCGCAATCTTCCAGAGGCTCTTGCGGACATTGATTGGACTGATTTTCTCGAAGCGTTGGGTGAAGTTGGTAACTCAATAGGTGAAGTGTTTGAGGGCTTCGATCCATCAGATCCCGAGAAGCTGCGAGCTGCTATTCAGTATGTGGTGGATTCTTTAGAATCCTTAGTAACGATTACAAAAGGAATGGTTGACTCTTTCAAGCCTTTTATAGAAGGCATCTTGAATTCAGTCGAAGCTTTCAACCAGTTAGACACAGCAGACAAGGAAGCTGCTGGAAACATTCTTGGCTTAGCTAAAGCTCTTACAACTCTTGGAACAGGATTGACTGCTATTCTTCTTTTGATTGGAGACAACGCACGAGATATAGAAACGGTATTCCAAGTAATCATCGGTGCCATTGAAATGCTGTGGGGCGGATTCAAGGTAACCATACAGGGGGTTGCTGGCTTTGTTCTAGCCTCTATTGACGTAATCCTTGCAGGCCTTGAGAGCGTAACATGGGGAGATTGGAATGACGATGTAAAAGAAATGAGGGTAGGTGTTCAAGCAGAACTTGCAGAACTTGAAAAGAGATTTGATGATAGTGTCAAGCAAGTTAATCAAGGATTGGAGAGGATTGCAACGTCTGATATAGATATACCGCCCATCAATGTTAGTGTGGAAACTGCCGAGATGGACAAGAACATAGCAACGATTAATGCGATGGTTGAGGAAATGAAGAATGAGGCTGAAGAGCCCATAGATCTAAGTGTGTCAATTATATCAGATATCGGAGAAACACTTGATGATTGGAATGATTTTGATTTCGATATTGGAGCTACCATTTCCACTGAGGATGATTTCGATGAAGTTGCTGGTCTCTGGGAAGCGACTGCTGATGGCATATCCAACTTCCCAATAAGCGTTGAAACTTCGATGTTGTATAAGTGGACAGACGGTGATGGACAGACCCACATTACAGATCAGGCCCCACAGCCAGATGAATTTATAGGTGCTGTTACATCCATGACAATTCCTATTGAGCCTGAGTTGGACAAAGATAAAGCGCTAATGACTCAGGAAGAAATGAAGGAAACTCTCACAAAAGAAATCAGAGAAGATGTTTCAAAAGAACTCAGTGAAGGCATTCAGAATGGTGTTGAAGATGCGATGAATAGTATGGAGCTTGCATTTGAACTTGAAGCAAGGATTGCCACAAACTTCGATCAGGTAAATGAAGCATTGGCCATATCAGAGCAAGCGTATGCCTCTTATGCAGGGACCGTTGAAGCTGGGTATACTTCCGGGGCTGAAATCATAGCAGGCGCTGCCGACGCTATCGCGAGCCTTGCACAGACATTTGCTAATGCAGAAGGACTCGACAAGTATAAAGTAGAAGACTGGACGGATGCCCAGATTGAACTTCAGGATCGAGAGATGGATCTGAGAGAGAAGTTAGCTAAAGAAAATGAAGAACACATGAAAAAGCAAGAGAAACTCATAGGGGATCAAACAGAAGCACTCGAGGATCACAGAAAGACTCTTCAGAAGTATCTTGATAAATTTGGTGATGAGGGCGGGGTGATCAAACTGGAAATGTCTGGAGTTGAGCCTGAGATAGAGTTGGTCATTTGGAAAATTATGCAGAGAACTCAAGTCAGAGCCAATGAATCTGGTGCTGAGTTCTTACTTGCTGCAGCAACATAGGAGACATGATGGTTGTACTGACCACACAAACGGGTAGCAGCTATTACGTAATCATTAAACGGTTCGTGAGTGACGACTACAGGACATTACATCGCCGGGTCTCGAGGGTAACTACTCTTGATCAATCCAGTGTGACAAACGATTCCGGGTACACTGATTCTGACAGAACGATAACTGTCCAGGCAAAAATAACAGAAGCTCAATGGGTAATTCTTCAACATATGTTTGAGAATTACCGGCCTTGGGATGTTTCTATTAATGGGGAGTTCTTTTCTTGCGCGGCTCAGAAATGCGTTGCTCCGGACGGCAACATGAAATTGACACTACTTGTAACTGAATAGAGGTGAAATCATGGCAATTACAGCAGTCCTTAGCAATCACTTTAAATTCCAGCTTGCATCGGGACTCGTGGACTTCTCAGCCGACACATTCAAAATTATCCTAATGAATACCACTTTCGCCTTTGACAAGGATGCAGACGCAACTTTGGCTCTCATTACTGCAGATCAGCTAGCTACCAACTACGGCTACACTCAAGATGACGAAACCCTTGCTGGTGTTGCAATTTCGGAAGATGATACGGATGACCGAGCAGAAGTGACTTGGAATGATGTGACATTCACCGCTTCAGGCGGTGAAATAGGACCATTTGGTGCTGCTTGTATAATAGACACTACAACGGTAGATGATACGGTGGTTGGGTGCATTGATTTTGGCACCGACTATACAACTGCAAATGGAAGTAGTTTTCAACTACAGGATATTGAGTTAAGGTTATCTTAAAACATGGATGATATTGTCTACATAGTTTCAGGGTTTATGCGAACTGGCACCAGTATGATGATGCAAGCCTTGAATGCAGGCGGCATGGATGTTAGGTTTGATAAATCACGGAACAAGATGAATCGGAGATTCGGTGATTCAGATTACCAGCCGAATGGTGGAGGCTTCTACGAGCTTTCTAAAGACCAATACAGAGCTAGAGATTTCCCTAGGAAGTGGAAGGGCTGTTTGATCAAAGCCTTACATGGTGCAATGTGGAGGCTGGTAGCAGGTAAGTATAAGGTTGTTTTTATGCGAAGAGACTCAGAGGAAATTAGACAGTCTTATGAAGCATTCTTCAGCAAGGACGCTCCTCCTATCTTAAATGTTTACGATGAGATTATGGATGAAACAATTTTGATGCTAGGGGTTAGAAATGACGTTGATTTGTTCCAATTCAATTATAGAGATGTTGTGGCACACCCTCTTAAAACATTTAATCAGATGAAGCTCTTTGGTTGGCCAATCAATGTAGCTTCAGCAGCAGCTATTGTAGATTCAAAGCAGTGCAGATTTAAGATAGAAAATCTTACAGTAGGGATATAATGAAAGAAATAAAATCACTACGCAAGCTGCATTCTAAAGTATTCGATCTTGGAAACCGCAGAAAGAGGCTGGTACTTTCTTCTGCCAAGATTCATTATGCAGACGATATTGGCCATCTACTTGACATTGACTTGACTCCGGTAGAGACTGAAAATGGATTGGTGGTTAGTAAGTGTGATTACCATTTCATGACATTTAAAGATAAGATTGGTGGAGTGTACCGATCAAAGAACAGCGGTCAGTTTACAATACTGCTTGATAAAATAGATAATGTTTCTGTGGACAGCATAGGCATAAATACAATTCCTAATACTATCAAGCCTGGGCGTGTTGTGTGGAAAGAGGTAGCCAAAGATCTGGATATTGAGTTAAGGTTCAAGCCATTTGGCGTAGAATATTTCAAACACATTAAGTCCAAGAGCGGTCCTCATGTTCTTCATTGGAATTGTATTGAATCTAATTCTGCCAGCTTCAGAACTTTCACAAAGAAGGTGGCAAAAGACAAGAAAGGCCGACAAGTACAATTCGACCGAGAAAAATCCAAAGAGAAAGTTTTAAGCTCGTCGACAACTTACACCATCAAAGAAACTATATCCAAGAGAAACGTTTCGAAAGTTAAGAATAAGAAGACCAGGCAGAAAGAATGGGTTAGAAGAAAGATTAAGTACCCAATCATTGTAGATGCTGTGATTGAAGAGACTGTTGCGGCTGGTGCAGACGATGGGTATCAAGCAGTTCGCACAGCCTCAGTTTCAGGGCATGACACATATTCATTTGTAGGGATGGGCGGGAATCCTCTATTCACATCCACACATTATTACACAGGTGGTGCTACTACTTACACATATACATTTGATCAGGCCGTTAAAAACTTAGGTCTTCGATTTCAAGAAGTTGATATTCCACAAGGTACCACGATAGATTCAGCTACTTTGAAACTATACCGAATAGTCTCTGCTGCGACCGGAGGAGGAACTCTATACGGACATGATGTTGACGACGCTCCGGCCTGGAACTTTGCCTCAGATCTTAACGCCCTTCCGAAAACAACGGCTTCTGCAGCAGTCGCTTTAGGGGAAGGAGAGACTACCGGATGGAAGGAATTCGATGTTAAGACTATTGTACAGGAGATAATAAACAGAGGCAGTTTTGCATCTGGGAATGATGTAGGACTCATTGGTCTCGGATCTTACAACTCAACAATTCCGGCCTACCAAGCGAGCCTTTTTAATGCTTATGACAATGGGTCTAATTTTCCAGTATTGGAAATAACCTACAGTGATGTGGTGCCTGTTGAAGCGTTTGGATTAATTTCCAGCTTTGGTCAAGTCTCTGTCTTTGAAATCTCTGATTTGATTACTTCGGCACCGTTCACATTATCCAGCAGTTTGGCTGTCCCAAATCTTAGAATAAGTGTATCTGCTCCGGCTTTCTCGTTAGCCTCTTCTCTATTGATGACTCCTCTGCTCCAAGTACCTGTTATGCCCTTCTCCCTTGTAAGCAGTATGCCTTCTCCCTCGATCTGGGACGGAACAGCTTGGCAAGCATGGGTTGATATCTACGGAAATAGTATTACGCGGCTTTATTATTTCACTCTGACTGGTGCTGCGGATGGTGAAACAGATCTCACCCTCCAGTTATCTTCATGGCAAGCAAGACGGAAGTCTGGATCGCCTACTTTCCTTTCTGTTGTTACTCCTGGAACTGACTATGAGACTGAAATAGCTGCAAGAGAGAATGGTACGATGCAAGTCAGCTTGGCCTATCTATTAGATGGTGTAGAGCAGTATCGGAAGGTAATATGTGAAGCTGACTATGAGACAATGCGGAAGGACATAGGAGGCAAGAACCAATCTATCACATTAGTCGGACATAAAACAGAATCTTATACTGGGAAAATTATTGAATTGCAGGACGTGGTTTACAAAATGGATAATGATGGGGTGCTGTATATGCGGTGCGCTGCCAGTGATTTATATTTGAACCCAGGAGACACAGCCAAATATGACGGAGATGAATTTACCGTAAATCAAATTGTTTATATTGTTTCGATTGAAGGCACACAGGTCATCCAAATGATGCATGTAAATGAGGCCGAGATATGAGCAAAGGAACTATTATCAGCCATATCGGGGATGCAAAATATAGCGTCCGGATCAATGTGGATGACGACATTACGCACGACGAGGAGCTGTGGTGTGCAGATAGAAACGAAGACCTGTCAGGGTCGGTTGGCTTGATCGAGATTGCGGGCGATAGAAATAAAGGTGTGAACATCCAACCTGGCTACGGCGGGAATGCTGTTTATGCTGTTGACCGAGACGGAGAACTATTTGAAGTTCCTAAAGTGAATCCTATCCCAACACCCGCACAGATTGAAGCAGGAACAGAACCTGGGATGCACCAAACCGGAGTATTCTGGAATTTGGCTATGCGGCCAGGGTGGCAGAAGTGGCGGGACCCTTACCGGTACGGTACTGTTTCGGCAATTGATCATGATGAAAATACCTGTACTGTTACACTTGACACTTGCAAAGCGACTGACAAACCTGAAGGGAAGACGTTGGATGTAAATCAATCGCCCTCTGTTTCGGCTACATTTGATTATATGAGTTGTAATTCAGGTGCGTTTGAGAATGGAGACGAGGTTCTTGTTAAGTTTGAATTCACCTCTACAAATGTATGGACGAACCCGATAGTTGTAGGATTCAAGAAGGAGCCAGCTAGTTGTGGTGATTGGATTTATTTTTCTTTTTCATATTGCTGGTTTGTCTGGGATATCAATACCAATGATTATGCAGTTCTGCTTGATGACGATGGTGATCCGATAGAACAGCCGGTAGATATCTATGCCCCAGGAGCACCGAGTGTATCTGATTTTGTGGATTGGGATGACGATGGATGGATCAGTCTATGGACAAACGGGTCTGGTTCCGGAACATATCCTGACGAGGAACCGGCGGCGTTGGTAGATGTATTTGACAGTGAGCTGGATATTGGAACCCAGACGTGGGAGATGAGTAATACGGCATCTCTGGAAACCACCGCTGTCTCCCCGGCATCAAGCATATTTGGCTCTGATCCGGCATTAAGTTATGATCGGAAAAGAGTATTTGGCGGGCAAGCTGGTGATCCTTATCCCGGTGATTGTATATCAAGTTACTTTGAAATTTACTGGGCCGATGACACAGAGTATGACATTTATTTGGTTTATGAAGCAGTTAGGAATGGATCTAATGATCGGCTGACCATCGCCACGCGGTATAGCTACGAGAATTACTATAAACGAGTGGATGAGATGCATGCTGTTTCCACGAGTATCCTTATTCCTCCGGTGCTTGATGATGCTGAAATGAAGGCGTACCACAATCGGTATGTGGAAGCTACTTACATGACCTCGGGGTTTCTTGACGAGGGATGGATCAGCGAACGATACTTGAAATCAGAGCAATATATTGACAGGCTCCAACCTTGGGTTTTCTATACTCCAACAGAACCGGGAACATGGGGAACAGACATATATTTTTGGTGCGGTGCAAATCCTGATTATCAAAACATTCGAGATAATATAGTAGGCATGATGTATTTCTTCATTGTGAACGATGTCAATCCGGTATTCATGGAACATGACGGGACTCAGGAATACCATTATACGGACGGTGGTGGTTACATTGGATCATTCCCGGAAGATCGGTTTCAAGCTGGATCACTTACTTATGGCACCTGCGTAGATGTGGATATGGTTGTAGATCACGCAAACTCATACCAGGGCTCAGACGGTTGTACATGGGGCGCTGATGACTGCACAGATTGCACCGTGGCGTCTGAATCCGGGACTATGTATGATCTACACAATGCTCACCGAGCCTCTGAATTTCCATGGTATCCTGAATTAGTACCCAACTCTGAGATAGCTTCGGTCGCCCAGCAGTTTGCAGAAGATATGGATAATGGTGTATCGCCTTATGATCATACTGGTTTCAATGATCGAGCAGACACTATTCTTGCCGCCTTGGATTGCGCCACGGAAGAGATGGGGGAAAATCTAAACAAGGTTTCTATCACAGATCCTGATCCAGTGGCCACTTGCTTCCAGGAGTGGTTAGATTCTCCCGGTCATCGAAGCAATATCGAGTTTGAAAACTTTGACATGATGGGATACGGCCACAGCGGAGAATACTATGTAGTAATCTTTGGGACCACGGAATATAGCTGCTCGGTTGACCCGAGCGATTCACACAGTACAAGTTGGTCTGTGATGAAGATGTCTCAAACAGCGAACGATAAACTGAAATTCAGGATGGGGCTGGAAAACGCTGATCCTTTTCCATGGGCGGGGTTGTTGGAAACCGATTATACTCCGCTCGGTTCTGACTTTGCTTCGATAGGATGGGGTCCGCTTGGAACAAAAACACTCGAAGATGATAAAACACGAGATATCAATCAATCATTCAGGATGTATGGCGTGTACTGTGATACGGCGGACAAAACCCAAGGGATTATCAATGTGGCTATTCTTGCTCCTTATACTAATTCACCTGAGAACTTTGTAAATCCGGTCGAATACGCTGCGAATAAAGCACAGATTGAGGCGGCTCTTTATATTCGGGCTTCCTTTGATGTGGGAGAGGGGGCGGACCCGGCACAAAAGCCGACTGAAATGGATCGTAATACAGAACTGGAACAGGCGATTAAAGATTGTTATGCGACTTCATACGCAAGCAGATTTCAGCTAACGAGTGTCTTGGTTGGATCGTGGGACATGCGACCATGCAAAAAATCAGAATAGGAGAAACATTATGCCGATGACAAGAAAAGAAGTTGATGAAATCAAAGAAGCACTAACGAAGAAACAGGTGAAAGATTTCTTGAAAATGCTGGACTTTATCTATGAAAAGAAATTGTCAATCCCGAATATTCGGGCCTACTCTGAAACTTTAAATTAATACAGGAGGTCGAAAACAATGGCCGTACAAAATCTAACACAGCGGGATGGCAGGTTTCTTGGATGGGCACATGAAGAAACTTTGGCAGCTTCAGCAACGAGCGACCCGGTAGTCATCCCCCCGCTTTTGGCAGGGCAAAGAATTTCGGTCCGGACAATCGCTGGTACGAATGATGCGAAAGTCCAGTCAACTATTTCTAGTGATGCGAAGGTAGCCGCTGGGACGGCAGTCTGGGAAGACTGGCCTCCAGGTGCACAGATTGGAACTGTATCTGCAAACCTCGATGCTCCGGTGACAGCAGTTCGTTGTGTGGTCGGGAGCACTAGTTCTGCAAATGTGTTATTCGAAGTCCTGGTTTAAGGAGGTTGTGAAAATGAAAAAGCTCTTATTGATTCTGTTTATGCTGTGTTTCTTCGCATCCTATGCCTCGGCTTGGGACGGACCCTGGGACGTTGACCCTGTTCCTTACGTCAAAGGGAAAACTGCTGCACCGACTGTTAACGACGATTCATTTATTGTGCCTTATCTTTGGGTCGATGAAACAAATAACAAGACTTATTTCTTAGTGGATAATACGGCGGGGGCTGCTGTTTGGCAAGAAGCTAGCAGTGGAACCAGCGGGGTCAACTATGAAAACACGGTTACCATAGCCGAGTCTGGCGGAGACTACACCACCATCCAGGCGGCTCTGACTGCGAACGCCACAACTGATACCCTGTTTGTTGTTTATCCTGGGACGTATGTGGATGATACGATTAACTTCACAGCCAATAACCAGTATGTTGTGGGGTTCCCGGTTAGTCCGAAGATCGTTACAATCACTAAGGCTACAGGGATCTGTGACTTCGGGGCGTTTACCGGCTGCATTGTCAAAGACGTTAAAATGGTGATGACCCTTGCGGCCAACGCCTATGATGACTGTGTAACTGGAACTGGAAGCTGTAACTTTAAATTTGTCCATGCCGAGACGGTTGCAAGTGGCGGTGCTCCTGGTGGGGGTTCAACTGTTTACTCCGGTACCGGAGATTTTAAGATTGTCGAGGGCTCGATTGTCTACACCAACAGTGCTACAAGAGGCGGTAACGGAAAGAAAGCTGTTCTGGTCGGAACCGGAAGCACCTTTGTTATAGACGATGTTACGTTCACGATAACCGGAAGCAGCACAAGTAGCACGATGAGTGCGGTACGAAGTAACCTCGTTGGGGATGTAACCGTTGATAAGTGTGATATCACGGTGACTGACAATGGCACGACTGCTGCTTATGCTTTGTCTATCGTCAACGGAACTGGCACGGCTGAGATGGGTTATAATACTGTCCATGTGTCTAATAGCGCCAACGATGCTGCTGGGATGTACGCTGCTGGTGGCGGGGCTGGAATTAGCATCAGGAGTATGTATAATCATGTTCATGCTGTAGCGGGTGCTGGAACAGCGAATTCAATCATACTCGCTAATTCAGACACGACCGTGACCAGCCAGTTCGATGACTTTATTGCACTTGGTGGGATAAGCAATACAGGTGGGACTCTTGAAGTTATGTCCTCTGAAGCTGATGGGTCTTTGACGCTTACGGGGGATTTGGATGCGGATGGGGATTTAATTGCCGCCACAGTCACCACCCCACCAAACAGCGCACCGGGAACCAGCAGAATAGATAGTGACTGTACGGATGCCGATGTTGGGGCGAAGGACTACAATAACGCTACGGCCACCGGAACAGGAGCAGAAGTCTATGATTGGTATTGGCAAGCCATGGGTGGACAGGGCACGGCTGGCGCTCTGGAAACCTTCATGTGGTGGGACGGGTCAGCGGAGAGCTTGATTCTGCCATTGAGTAATGATGCGGTTACGCCTACGCTGGCGTTTGGGGATGGGGATACCGGGTTTTATGAGAGTTCGGATGATACGGTAATTATGTCCATTGGAGGAAGCCGTAGATGGAATATCACTGCATCAACGTTTGGCTCTTATGATGGTGGTGGTGGAGTACTAAAACAGTCAGGCGCTTCGGCTACCGCACCATTCGTTACAGATGCTGGGGACCTAAACACCGGCATAGGCCACGCAGCAGCAGACGCACTTTCAGCCATAGCAGGAGGAAAAGAAATCAAGCGTTTCATAGAAGATACCTATGTCGCAACCCAAACCATGCCTCCCGGTGGTGCTGCTCATGGTGGGTATATTGAACGAGTGTTTGCTGCCACAAGTGGAACTCTAACCGGAGCGACTGACAGTATTGCCCTTGCCATACCCGCCGGGTGGGTAATCAAACAGTGTCAACTTCATGTGAAAACGGCTGTCACAAATGCCGGGGATAACACTTGGTCGGCAGAGTTAAATGATGGAAGTCAGGAAGAGGTTATATCTTCCGGTTCATCGGCGGCGCAGAACACCAACGTCAATCACTTTGCCCATGCTGATGCCGGTTATGGTGGAACGCTCACGGACGCTGAAACGAACATTCTACTCACGCCCCAAGGTGCTGATTTTACTGCTGGCGAGATTGAAGCACATTGTGTATGTCGTGGGTTTGATACTTGGGATAATGAATAAAGGCTTGACTTTTATGATAAATTTAGCTATAAATAATGAAACGGCATCGAGCCTTTACTCAATGCCGTTTCTAACCCCAACCCCATCTACAAAGGAGATGAGCGTTATGGCTGAAAATATCATATCAAAATATGCGTCCAAAGATCAAGCACGAAAAAGAATCTCAATAGAATCCTTGATGGAACACAAATATGATCGATTGTCTGTTGTGTCTGAAGCAGACAATCGAAGGCTGCCAAACGGCAGGACTATCAGGCGGATGAATGTAAAATGCGATTGTGGCAATAAATTAATAGTGTCCATGCAAAGCCTAAGGCAAAAACACACAAAGAGCTGCGGATGCTTAGACCACGATGTAAAGGTTGAACGGTTATATAAACATGGCCTTATCAAACATCCACTTTATCCCGTATGGCTATCTATGAATGACAGATGCAGGAACCCCAACAACACAGGGTACGATAGATATGGTGGCAGAGGAATCCATGTCTGTCAAGAATGGCAGGATTCGTTTGAACCGTTCCATGAATGGTGTTTAGCCAATGGATACGAAAAGGGGTTGTATCTAGATCGACGGGAAAATGACAGCGGGTATAGTCCATCAAATTGTCGATTTGTGACTGCCACCGTGAATGTTTGCAATACGAGATTGATAAGGAAGAATAATACGTCTGGCTACAGGGGCATCGCACAACAGAAATCTGGTCGATGGTACGCTAGGATAAAATACGGTAATACGCCAATTCATATTGGGACTTTTGACACAAAAATAGAAGCTGCTCATGCTTACGACGATATGGCTAAATCGCTTGATTCCAATTTCCTACTTAATTTTCAAGAGGTAACAACATGAAAAAACTAATAACGACGATCATAGCGCTTGGCCTGCTGGGGATGTGCAGCAACGTGCAGGGTGCTTCCTACCACGCAACGGGGTTGACAGCTACGGACAGCCGGTGTTCGTTTGCGACGGATTTTTCTTGGCTTGATTGGAACGGTATTGACGTTTCGGCATACGGACAAGCGGGTAAATATTTCGTCCGCCTCCACGACTCAGCGGGCCTCGTAGCCGAGGGATACTCTGGGGCGGTTGGCACAGGGGAGACGATTGGGAGTGAGGTAATTAACGATAATGATTTCACAGGTGATGGGTCGGCGTGGAATGTAGGGGATGATTGGAACTATGACACTATAAACGACCAATTAGACGGCGTGGCTACTAGTGGAATGAATTGGGACAAAGCAGGTCAAACGCTAC